GCTCGTGTTCGTGTGCGGCTCGTGGTCGGCTCTCTCTGTTCGTGGTTCGTTCGTGCCGCTCTCGCTCGTTCTCTTGGCTCGTGTTCGTGTGCGGCTCGTGGTCGGCTCTCGTGTTCGTGTGGCTCGTTCGCTCGTGTGGCTCGTGTGCCGCTCGTGTGGCTCTCTCTCGGCTCTCGTGTGCCGCTCTCGTGGCCCAGCAGCGCGTGCCGCTCTCGGCTCGTGGTTCGTGTGGCTCTCGTTCGTGTTCGTTCGCTCTCGTGGCTCTCGTGGCGCTCTCGTTCGTGGTCGGCGCTCATGGCTCTCTCGTGTGTTCTCTGTTCGCTCTCGGCTCTCGCTCTCGTGTGGCGCTCTCTCGCTCGTTCTCGTGGCTCGTGGTCGGCTCTCGTTGGCTCTCGCTCGTGGTGCCGCTCTCGTTCTCTCTCGTGGCTCGTGGCTCTCGCTCATGGCACTCACCCAGCAGCTCGTGCCGCTCGTGCCGCTCGTGCCGCTCGTTCTCGTTCTCCCCAAAAACTAGAACGAGAGCCGACCGTTTTGGTCGGCTCTCGTTCTCGGCTCGTCAGTCCTTGAATATTGCTTTTAGCTCGGCAGTGATTGCCCGCTGAAGCGCTGGAAGTTCGCGCACAAGAGCGTTGTACGTTTTCGGCTCAACCGCCAAAGTGTGAGTGCCAACACCTTGAGCGTTGAGAGTGCGAACCCACTTAGGCGTTCCGGCGTATCCTTCGTCAGTTGTGATGACTTTCGTGCCGTTCTCGTTGTAACCAACGAACACCCGGCGAGGATTTCCATGTACGTTGTTTGTTGTTGTGTAGTAGCCGATCGAACGGATGTTGAGCAGTAGCTCGTGTGCGGTCATTTGGTTGGCGAGTACTTCGTGGATTGCCATGATTTTTCTCTCATTCCCGAGCGGCTCGTGCCGCTCGTGTTGTTGGTGTGACTACATTCAACCAAAGATTGGAACAGAACGCAATAGCAAAACACCAGATTCTTTTTCTGACAGCGATTTAGCCGCTAGAACTAGGGGGTTTTGCCCCAAAAGAAATATTTTGGAATCGCTCCAAAACGGTCGTTTTGGCGCTCTCGGCTCATGTTGCTCTCGGCTCTCGTGGTGCCGCTCATGTTGCTCTCGTGCCGCTCTCGCTCTCGGCTCTCGCTTGCCGCTCATGGCGCTCTCGTGTGGTCGGCGCTCGTGGCTCTCGGCTCGTGGTCGGCGCTCTCACCCAGCAGCGCTCTCGCGCGCTCTCGTGGCTCGTGGTCGGCGCTCGGCTCATGGTCGGCTCGTGCCGCTCTCACCCAGCGCTCGTGTGGCGCTCGTGTGGTGCCGCTCTCGGCTCGTTCTCTCTCGTGGTCGGCTCTCGTGCCGCTCGTGCCGCTCGTGGCGCTCTCGTGGCTCGTGGTGCCGCTCTCTCGGCTCTCGGCTCGTGTGCTTGCTCTCGCTCTCTCTCGTGCCGCTCTCGGCTCGTGTGGTGCCGCTCGTGGCTCATGCCGCTCTCGGCTCTCGCCCAGTCTTGTGTGGCGCTCGTGGCGCTCTCTCGTTGGATCCAAAAACTAGAACGAGAGCCGACCGTTTTGGTCGGCTCTCGCTCTCGCTCGTTCTAGCCTAGTTGATCCTCTCGTTTTGGCAGTAGTTGGAGTTCTTCCCGATCTCCGGCGAGAGCGTCACAACATTCGCACAAGTTGCGGCTGAATGATCCCGAGAACCAATCCGAAGCCGGAACCAGATCAAAATCCTTGCTTAGTTCTTCGATCCCTTTTTGGCATGCAATCGAATCGGCTTCGCTCATTCCCGAGTCATCGCCATCAGCGATCATTTGGAGGCAGTTGAGGCAAACTCGGATGGTGATGATGTCTGACAGCTTCATTTTTTTCTCTCATTCCCGAGCGGCTCGTGCCGCTCGTGTTGTTGGTGTGACTACATCAAAGCAAACATTTTGACTATACGCAATAGCAAAATGCGAGATTCTTTTTCTGACCGGGGTTTTGCCGCTAGTTCTAGGGGTTTTCACGCCAAAAGAAATATTTTGGAATACGTCCAAAACGGACGTTTTGCCGCTCTCGGCTCTCTTGTGCCGCTCGTGTTCTCGTGGTTCTCGCTCTCTCGTTCTCTCGGCTCGTGTGGCGCTCGTGTGGTCGGCTCATGGCGCTCTCGCTCGTGGTTCGTCCTAGTGCCGCTCTCGTGGCTCGTGGCGCTCGTGTGTGGCTCTCTCGTGGTTCTCGTGGCGCTCTCGTGTGGCGCTCGTTCTCATGCCGCTCTCGTGGCTCTCGTGTGGCTCGTGGTTCGTGCCGCTCGTGGTTCTCGGCTCTCACCCAGCAGCGCGCTCGTGTGGCTCGTGTGGTGCCGCTCGTGTTCGTTCGTGGTTCGTGGTCGGCGCTCGTGTTCTCTGTTCGCTCTCGTGGCTCGTGTGGCGCTCTCGTGGCGCTCATGGTGCCGCTCTCGTTCGTGGTCGGCTCATGTGGCTCTCTCGTGGCTCGTGGTTGCTCGTTCGTGGTTGCTCTCGGCTCATGGCGCTCTCGTGTTCGTTCGTGCCGCTCTCGGCTCTCTCGTGGCTCTCACCCAGCGCTCGTGGTGCCGCTCTCGGCTCGTGCCAAAAACGGCAACAAGCGCCGACCGTTTTGGTCGGCGCTCGTTGCTCGTTTTCTAGAACGCTTGGAACAGAATCCCGTCGCAAAATTCGACTGCAAAAGTCATATCGTTGAGAGCGTCAAGCGAGTCGAAATTTTCGCCGTAGTTCTCGTTGATCTCTTCCAAGTCTGCCGCAAACATCCATTCTTGATCGAATGCGATTGGATCGAATTCAACCCCTTGGCCTTCTTCTTCTGCCGCTTCGATAAGCTCAAACAGTGCGTAGGATGCGTTGATCGGCCAGTTGCAAAGTGTGCGCATTGTTTGGGCAAACGTGCAGGCTGTCAGTAGTTCGTACATTTTCTTTTCTCATTTCCCGAGCAGTTGGTGCCGCTCGTGTTGTTGGTGTGACTACATCAAAGCAAAGATTTGAAAGATACGCAATAGCAAAACACGAGATTCTTTTTTCGACCGGGGTTTTCGCCCTAGAACTAGCGGGTTTTGCACCAAAAGAAATATTTTGGAATCGCTCCAAAACGGCAGTTTTCGCGCTCTCGCTCGTTCTCTCGTGTTGCTCGTTCTCGGCTCTCGGCTCATGGTTCTCTCGGCTCTCGTGTGGTGCCGCTCTCGCTCTCGGCTCTCGCTCTCGGCTCGTGTGCCGCTCTCGCCCAGCAGCGCGCTCGTGTGCCGCTCTCGTGTGGTTCGTGGTCGGCTCTCGGCTCTCGCTCATGGTTGCTCTCGTGTGCCGCTCGTGTTCGTGGCAGATACCCAGCGGCGCGTGCCGCTCTCGTGGCTCGTGTTTGCTCTCGGCTCATGCCGCTCTCGTGGTTGCTCTCTCGTGGCTCTCTCGGCTCGTGGTTGCTCTCTCGCTCGTGCCGCTCATGGTCGGCTCGTGGTGCCGCTCTCGGCTCTCGTGGTCGGCTCTCGTGCCGCTCTCGTTCTCGTGGCTCTCCCAGCCGCTCGTGGCGCTCGTGTGGCGCTCGCAAAAACGAGAATGAGCGCCGACCTTTTTGGTCGGCGCTCGTGGCTCGTGTGGTTCAGTCGTATTCAACCTCACCCCATTGATTTGTTCGTGAATGACAGAACTCTTCAACATAGTAAGAGTTGAGATCAACGTATTTTGGTGCCGCTTCAGCCGCTTCAGCCGCTTCAGCGATTTCCATGACTAGCGCCCTAGTCGAAACTGACGGAACCGATTTGCCGCCAGCGTTTTTGGCGATTTCAGTCCACTCAGAATCGGTCAAGTACTCGGGGTTTTTGCCGATAGTGGCGATTTCTGTCGCCATCTTCTTAGCAAGCTTTGCCCGATTTGCTAGGTGTGCCGGATGTGCTTTCATTCTGCTCTCTCTTCCCGAGCCGCTCGGCTCGTGTTGTTGGTGTGACTACATCAAAGCAAAGATTCCACACATAAGCAATAGCAAAATGCGAGATTCTTTTTGGAACAGCGGTTTTACCCCTAGAACTAGGGGGTTTTGCACCAAAAGAAATCTTTTGGAATCAGCCCAAAACGGTCGTTTTGGCTCTCGGCTCGCTCTCTCATGGTCGGCTCTCGGCTCGTGTTCTCATGGCTCTCTCATGGCGCTCTCATGGTTCTCTCTCTCTTGTGCCGCTCTCGCTCTCTCATGCCGCTCTCGTGGTCGGCTCGTGGCTCGTGGCGCTCTCTCTTGCTCTCGGCTCTCGTGTGGCGCTCTCGTGGCTCGTGTGGTTGCTCTCTGTTCTCGTGGCGCTCTCTGTTCTCTCTCGGCTCGTGTTCTCTCTCTCATGGCGCGCTCGTTCTCGTGGTCGGCTCGTGGTCGGCTCGTGGTTGCTCTCGCTCTCTCGCTCTCGGCTCTCTCATGGTCGGCTCGTGTGGCGCTCTCGGCTCATGCAAAACATCTGCCGAACTCGTGACAGAAAACCGCCACTAGCGCGCGCGGTCGATTCCAAAACGACCAACACGAAAACGCCCGCGAGTTATCCCCAACCACACCAACCAGACGAGCCAAAAACAGCCAAAAGTTTTCCACAGGTTTTCCACAGGTTTTCCACAACTTTTTCCACAGAACACCCGTTCCCCAAACGAATGTTCGATCAAAGTTATCCACAAGTTATCCACAGGTTTATCCACAGAACACCTGTTCGATCCGGTTATCCCCAGAGTTATCCACAGGTTTATCCACAGGTTTATCCACAGCCTGTGGATAACCCAGCCCAGCCCAGCCCAGCCCCAAGCGGGCGGCGGCGGGCGGGCGGCAGCGGCGGCCCAGCCAGCGCGAGTTTTCCGGGCGGCGGGCGGCGGCGGCCAGCGCGAATTTCCGGGCGGGTGGGCGGCCCAGTCCGGCCCAGTCCGGCCCCGGATAAACGGCGGCCCAGCCAGCGCGAGTTTTCTAGGGGGCGGCGGGGCGGCGGGCCAGCGCGAATTTTCTAATTCGGATTACCTATAAGGCGAAAGCGTCCCCGCAGCAGGAAACCCCCGTGATAACCACCCGCAAACCAAAAGCTCAATCGACGGGCGCACAACCAGAGCCGAAACCCCGGCAGCAGCCAGATCGTCTAGCCATTCACGTTGTTCGACGGAAAGACGACCGACTTCCCGTTTGAGTTCAAGACATGCGAAACCGAAACGCGGGTGGACGAGCGCGAGGTCGGGGAACCCTTTAGCGTCTGCGTCACCGACGAAAACGCCTGCTGAGACTTGTCGTCGTGAATCGTGGAAGTGTGCGACACGCCATCCGTATAAACGGGCGAAAGTCATTATCCGGTTTTGTAGGTCTTTCTCGGTGATCTCTCGGAATGCTTTCTCTTCATTCGTAAGTCGCATTGTTATCCGTTCTGAACGCGTTGAAAGCCCCGAGGAGTGTTGCGAGTCCTCTGGTTTTGCAGATACCGCTTTTCACGATTCGTGGTCCACGCCAAACAACCCATACCCACTTTCGGTTGCTTCGCCGTTTCGTATCAAACCAAATCCGATCAGTTGATGTATCTGTCATTGCGTGAACCTAACTGTTCCCATTCTTCATCTCCTTCACGAACAACTAATACTTGACCAAACAGGTCACGAATCAGTTTTGGGTTGTCTTCGATGAACCCGTTTGACCAGTTACATGCAGGGATCAGGTTATTCGGGTTGATAAGGCTTCCACCTGCTGATCGTTTACGTCGTTCGTGTAAACCTTGGATTCCTGCGCATTGAGTTCGTATTGACTCGTCTTGTAACAGCGGGCAAATCAGGCAACCTATACCTGATTTGATTAGTGATTGGATAAGAGGAACCCTTGTTTCTTTCATCAGTGTTGAACGTTTTTCAGAACGTGGTCTGAGTTTGCGACCCTTCATTGGCGACCGTTCATTGGCGACCGTCTAGGCTTGGCGACCGCCCATTGGCGACCGCCCAAGATTGGCGACCGATACCCCCTACTGGCGACCGATACCGGTACAGCACATCTGCTCATTCGGCAGCGTCTTCCTCGTAGGCTAATAAGAGTATTTCTGATACCTGAACGGCAGTGAACGACACATTCATTACCCCACCAACTTTGCCCATCAGTTGCCCTTCGACCCCGTAAAGATTCGTTTGATTCAACGCAAGGATAACGCCATGCCCTTCGTTCTCTGCGTTTAGCAATGCCTCTTCAATCGTGTCAGGCGCTAACTTGAATTTGTTCTTCACGACCAACCTCCTTGTTGTAGGAGATGCTACCTGTGGGGTTAGACCCGAATATGTCTATATGGGCAGTTATGGTTTACGGATGGATGAAGAATCGTTTGACTACCCTGAAGACCCTTATCAGCTTGATGAGGTAGGTATAGGGACGGTTACGTCTTTAGAGGATGACGGGGTTGGAACCTACTTGTCTGTGTTGATTTCTGCGCATAACTCTTATGAGGGAGGTGCGTTCCACTTTGTTGTATCTCCTGAAGACGCGTTGAAGGTCGCCGCTTTGATTCTTGACTCTGTTGTGCTTATAAAGGCTTCTCTGACTGAGACTGAATAAGCGGCTTGGTCCAGTCCCGTCACGGCTGGGCGAAGCCGGTATCGGGTTTCAGTAAATGCGAAAGGACCGGAAGTCTGTGCTTCAGTGCTTCGCTCCTGCGGAGCTTCTCTGTCGCTCACTTCTCCGGTCCTTTGTAGCTTGAGCTTCTCTATCCTCGTTCCTACGGAACTTCAGTGCTTCGCTCAGTTGCTTTGTAGCTAGTGGCTAGGCCGTCCGTTCCCGGTTTCATTCCCGGACTTGACCGCTTTGCGCAGGTACTCGCTACCCCCATTACCGTATCAGGGTTTACTACAGTGCGCAAGTCAATAACGAAACAATCTCAGATTTCTTTTTGACCACCATCGGGCCACCACCACCAGTTTCCTGTTTGCGTCCATAGAGAATGTTATTGTTGAAGTATGGAATCAGAAACAGTACAACCAATGAAGCAACGCAAGTCAGGCCGTCCCCTCAAAACAGACGAACCACTCAAGACCTACTCGTTCAGTCTGAGCGAAAACCAGATCGCACTTCTTGACGGTTGGGCTAAAGCGAAGGGCGAGTCGCGATCCGCAGTGTTGCGTTCACTCGTTATGCGTTTGGAAGCAGCGCCGGTGGTTGAGCCTAAGCCGCTTCAACTGAACCCGGTTGAAGTGCAGCCTGTAGCAGATGCGCCTCGCCCGCCGAGCGACATCGCTGTTGAAGCAGCAGTAGCGGCTGTTGAGTACGATGCGGCAGTTGAGCCTCCGGTTGAACTGACTGTTGCTCAACGCATCGCAGCAGCTCTTGCATCTCTTGATGCGTAGTGGAACCTGAACCTCCTGTAGAGGTTGACCCTCCGGTTGATAACCCGATGCTTGACGTTTATAAAGCGGCTACCGAGTTGTTGCGGCGGAACCGTCCTGTGAAACAGAACCGTGAGCAGCGGCGTGCAGCGTTACGGGCGAAGAAGTCTAAAGGTCGTTGACCGCTGGGTCTGAGTTGTGGGGTCACCGTAAAATGGAAGAAGCCCGGTGCGTAAGGGGGAGCTTCTTGATGCTCAACCCCCGACAACCGGGCTTGCGTTCCTATGTGTCTTTGACTGTAGTTGATGGTTCTACAGTTATCAAGTCTATTTGCAAATAGTTTTCGGATTTCTTTACAACCCCAAAACCGTGTACTCAACCACACACTGACAATTCACTGACTCAGCAGCAGGCAAAGCAATATCCCCCGGATACTCAGCAAAGAACCCACCAACAACAAACAACTCACCCGGACCCACCACCTGCCCATTAGCAGCAGCATGAGACTCCCTACTATCCACCAACTGGCAAATCCAAACCTTCGACCCCTCAACACCAACAGCGATCAACTCATCAGGAATATCAACATCGTCCAACTCCGCCAACAAATCAAAAGCAGAACCAGCCGCAGCGTTCAACCCGCTGTTCGTTTCAGTAACAGTCATAACCCGTGCCACCCCCTGAGACAACGGTCCAGACACACCACCATCAAACAACCCCAGCCGGTCTAACAGCCAACCCGGAGCCTGACCAGATGCCTCCGTTGAAGCAACCGCAACCCGCCCATCAACAGTTGCGCCAACCTTGTAAATCACAACCATCCGTGCAGCCAACATCTCCTCAGCCGCACTCTCCACAACATTAGAACGCAACAACCACACCAACCCCAAAGCAATCGCAGCATCACGAGCAATCTCCCGATACATCCGATCCAAAACAGGCTTCACTTCAGAATCAACAGCCTCAACCCACCAGCCCTGATCCCACAAGTCCTCATACATCCCATCAGACTTCGTGACTCTCGCCCTCAACTTCGCTCTCACATCATCAAACGCAAAGCCAATAGCACGCCCAACCCTATAATTCCACAACGCACGGTCAGCATCAGATAACAGATACGACCCGGCCATCAGATAGATTCGATCTGTCTAAGGCGTGCATCTGCCCAAGTCTTACCCGGATCGCCACCCCACAACGCCCAAGCGATACGCCCAGCCGATGGGTAACCTTCTTCTCCACGACGGAACCCTTCAGCATCCTTATCAACCTCATGCCGAGCGAAGAACGATGCCATCCTGCGAACAGTGTCAGGTGACAACCGAACCCTATTGGAAATATCGCGCGCTCGTGCAACACCAACCGCAGTGCCACCCCGCTTGAACTCAGCCCGCCAAGCCAAACCCCTCTCAGCTTCAGCAACCATCGCGTCCGTAGGATTCAAGTCCAGATCAGCAAGCGAAACATAAGCAGCGAGCGCCGATAGCGCAGCGCCAGACAAACGGCCCTGAAGGTTTTCATTAGCGTGCAACGCAGCCACCTGAGCTAACGCATCACGCTTCGACCCATGACACGACAACAACCGACCTGTCTCTAAACGAACACCCCACGGGGTAGATACCGGGCAACCCTGATCGTTACCAACAATATCCCAAGGCATCAGAAACTAAACATCCACTTCGCAACAGTCCACACCAACCACACCGCAGGCATCAACATGGCTATAACAAACAACCATGTTGCGAAGACAGTGAAAAATGAGACAGCCATCTTCGCCCCAGCGGGGGTTTCCCTTTTCAGGGGGGAAGGCGTGGCAGCAGGAAAGCTTTCACCGGTCATCTCGTCAAATATCCTTGACTGTTGTTCATAGTCCCACTCTCGCCCATTACTCATAGTCGTACCCTTGTCTGCTGTTCAGAGTCCATCAGTACGGCACCTCTTCATCCCAATGGTCTTTCGGTTGTTGCCATCCCGAGTCTAGTTCCCAAACACCTTTCCAAGGCCACGGTGTGGAACGCTCAATCACATCAGGCCAATCATTCTCCAGACGGTCGCCACGCCAACGCCCAACCTGCATGATCTCATTGCCATCTTCTTTCGATTCCAGCTTCAACCCGATCTCAGGCCACCGCAACCACAGGCTCGAACCATACGGCATCAAGTCACGAGTACCGCCTGACCCTTTCGGTGCGTGATGCTCAAGGATCAGCCCGAACCCGTAACGGACACGCAGATCGTCAAACACAGACATCACCTCAGAAGAAGCCTGCTCATCGGATTCTCGTGCTTCCACCCGGTACGCCTTGTAGATCGGCCCCAAGCAAACGAGTGTGGGGCGCACATGGGCGATCACAGCTTCCAGTTCACACCGGGCCGGTGCCATAGCCATGCTCTATCAGGATCGTATTCTTCAGCAACCGAACCAACTTGTGTTCTGATCGGATTACAAACGTCGATAATCGAATCATCAGGATTCTCAAGATCAACAATCAGCGTCCTACAAGGCGGTATCGGCGTGAACCGCAAAGGATGAATCCCCTGCGCAGCAGCAATACCCAACTGCCGCAGCAGAACCGTCTTACCGATCCCCTCCTGAGCAACAACCATCACCCGCCACCCGACACGCATCAAACCCGGAATCACCCAAGCAGGACGCTCCGAAACAGGCCGATCCAAGAACCCGTCAATCGTCCACACATCCCCCGGCACCTCAACCACATCCGACTTATGAATATCCAGCACCGCAGCATTCAACATGTCACCAAGCTCAGATGGATCACCGTCCTGCCCGTAAGACCGTTCCCCTATTTCCTTGCAAGCGCTAATCAGCTTCCTGTACGCAGCGCACTTCACAACCCTTGTCGCATACGCAGACACGTTTGACACGAACCCAGCGTTCGCCACCAATGACATAATCCCCGCAGCACCCCCATAAGCGCCTTCCCCCTCAGACAGCGTGAGCGCCCCCGTAAGCGTCGTAGCGTCCACAGGCTCCCCACGCCCATACATCCCCGCAATCGTCGCATACAGCACCCTCAGACGAGGCGTGTAGAGGTCTTCAGCGGAACACAGCGGCAATACCTCACCGATAGCCTCGTTATTCAAGATCATCGCACCAACAAGCGCTTCCTCAGCCTGCTCGTCATACGGCGGCGATTGTTCCTTCATGCTTCCAACTCCTTCAACCCGGACAACTTGCCCTGAACCAGCGCTTCATACGAACCCTTGAACCGTGATTGCCAACCAAACATCCCCGCAGACAAACCAGCACACGACTCAATGACCAGATCATGCACGACAGGACGGACGGGAACATGCCCCGAACCATTCACAAACCGCATCTGCTCCCGATAAGCCAACCAGCGCTCGGCACCAGCCAACGCCGCAGCTTCATCCGGCGCTCCAGTAGCAGCACGACACACAGCAGCCACAGACGGACGGAACTCCTCAGTCCTCAACATTGCCTGAACACCCATATTGGTTGGCCCAAACGGAAGACCCCTCAAACACTCCACATAGATCAACGCCATCTCAGGAGGGAACTTCTGCGACCACCCAAACTCCAACAACCGGACAACCTGCCCTGCCTCACCAAGGTTCATCCCTGCTCCTGAGCGTACAAAGCCATCACCTGATCCGTAGCCGACATCTTCCCGCGTTCCCCTCCAGCCTCAAAGATGTCCCTAAACCGC